ATTAAAGATTTCATTATATTTGTTTTTTATTTATTATAGTATTCTATTATATCTTTGTATTCAGTCTGTACGTCAAACGAAGGACAGTCTTTACTAGAGAATTCATTATGACCGTGTAAAGTAGCTCCTTTGTATTTTTCCATTAAATCACATAAGAAGTAGTTTAAAGAAGATATCTGAGCCTCTGTTCTAGTGTCCTTAGCCTTTAGATTAGCGTCTACACCTCCTATGTAACATATTCCTATAGAACCCTTATTATAGCCTCTTACGTGAGCCCCCTGACGCTCTAATAGTCTTCCTTCTTGTATGTCACCGTTAAGACCTATGATGTAATGATAGCCAATATCGGACCAACCTCTTGAAGTGTGCCAATCTCTAATCGTTTCTACAGATACATCTCTATTCTCTGGAGTAGCTGAACAATGAATTATTATTTTATCTATTGCTCTCATAAACTAATCTTTAAAGAAAGTGGTTACTAGAAATGTTAATATTGAGCTAACTATACCCATTATCCACCAAAAAATTCTTTTAATAGATTGGTTAATATACATTAACTTAAGCATCTGGTCGCGGAGCTCATTCACCTCTGTTATGAGTCCGATAGACGAACTATATTTATCGTCTTCTAGCGTTCTTAGTATCAGGTCCACTTTTCGGTCTAAGTCTATTTGCTTAACCCTCAAGTCGTCGACTTTCGTTTTAAAATTACTCATTGCATCTCTATCTTTTTGGTTCATTGGTTGGTTTATTTAAAAACAATTTTTTAACTTGCATATTACCATTATATTACAACCTTAAGGACTCCAGATGTGTGGTAGAAAGCTCCAACAGTTAAGCCTCCAGATATAGCCGCGGCATTATCAGAGTAGCTAGAAAGTCCATTAACTTGAAGCTTAGATGTCGGACTAGTTGTCCCTATACCTACATTACCCTCACGAACTAAAGTCATAATTTCATTACCAGAGCTGACGTTACTTGAATCACCTACGTTATTAATTCTAAAGTGAATATCACCTCGACCAGCTCCTCCGTCAGAAGAGAAAGCTATCTCACCTTTAGTGTAATTGGCAGACGAAGCTACTGAAGCAAATTTAATACTAGCCTCGGTTCCTGAAGAGTTATTGAATGCGTTTATTTTCAACGAAGTATTTGATGTTCCGTCCGTTATCTGCAATACCTCTGAAGGGTTAACGGTCCCAATACCTACGTCTCCAGCTTCTTTAATACTTAAAATCTTACCCCTACTTCTATTAACTACGTCTAAGCTAATCGCTGAGTTATTATACTCAAGACCTAGCCTCAACCCTCCTGCAGTGTTATGAAAGTCAATAACTCTATTGTCTCCATTATTAGAAGCCTCTAAAACTAAACCGCTCTTAGTATCTGAGATTCCATCTATATGCAGAAGTCCGTCTGGACTAGTTGTTCCTATTCCTATGTTAGTACCGTCTTGAGATATAACAGAGCTATCTAAGGCGTTTGTCCCATTCCATAAAGGTATGTAATTATCAGTGCCTCCAGATAGACCGCTACTTCCAGCGGTGTAATTGTCTGGGTGTATGTCTATAGCTCCTTGACTAACGGTCCAATCTATTATTTGATTACCTGAAGGTATAGTAGGTTTATTAAGTATGAGAGAGTCACCTGAAGTAGCATTCCAGTCGCTTTGGACGTTAGCCTCAGCGTCTGACGGAGCGTGGGCAGCCTGAGAGTGTGTGTAAGCATCATCCCAATCATCATTTTCTGCAGCATAAGAAACGTCAAATCTATTGTTTGCGGCGACATCATCTATAACTTTAACAGTTGTATTAGCTCCTTTAACAAAGTTGACTTGAATTCCAGACGCAACACCACCAACTAAAACGTTTTGTTTAGCTATTTTCCATTCACCGTAGACTAACGACGAAGGTAGGTTATTAGAGTGTATTTCCGTAGATGGAACATTAACGGTCCAGTCTAGAATTTGATTACCTGATGGTATTGTAGGTTTGTTTAATATAAAAGCGTCTCCAGTTGTGGCGTTCCAATCACTTTGTACATTTCCGGTAATTAATCCGGTAGTACTTCCGTCAGCCATTAAATAATCACTAGATGTTCCCGTAGGCGTCTTAAAGCCGGTAGCCTCTAAATCTACTGACGAAGCGACCTCTAATGAAGATATAGACAAAGGTGTAGCGTTTCCTAGTCCATCAGTAACTAATTTTTTTACTGTAGATATTCCGTCATTATCCTCAATCTTTAATAATGAGTCGTATGTGTTCTTAATTTGAGTACCAGTTAAAGTAGCCATAGTAGATATGTTAAATTGTTATATATTCCAACCTCCGAAATGTGTATTTCTATTCGGACTCAATTCATCTCTAGAGTTAGTTAAGTACTCAGGGAACAAAGAAGGGTAGTTTTTTAGATAGTCAATCATTCTCGCTGCATAGTGCTGAGCTGTATCTCTAGCCGCTTCAGTCATCATTAATATATCTGACTTAGTCAAGCTTTCTGCATTCTCTGAAGTGTGCTTAAAAACGCCTTTATTGTTAATACTAAACTGACTGAATGGCAAGAATTCTAATAAAGAATAGTGAGCTAGTAAAGGTTTAATATGCCTAGTTACTAGGGTGTCGTAATCACCTGACAAAGTCCCTGCCAATACATCAGCTTGAAGCTTATTATATAGCCTAGAGCCTAGGAGCTCGTGTATGTGTATGTCTTGAGCTATCTCAATATATTGAACTACTCTGTCAAAATCTAGGTTACCTGAGATTGGTGTATATCTTACTAAGTCATCTCTGCTTATAAATAGTGCTTTACTCATTATTTCTTTCTTTTTGGTTTAACGTATGAAGGATGATGTCCTTTGTCGGCTCTGTCTATTTGAGCTTCAGCTACACGCTTATTATTTTTAAATCTATTGCTTTTTGTATTAAAACCTTTCTTTCGAGCCTCTTTAATCGAAGCCTTCTTAACTCCAGTTAAAGCCCCACCAGCGTAAGGGTTCCCATCGTTTTTAACTCTTTTTAAATATATACGTCTTTCGAATTTATGGTAACAGTTAACCCCGCCCTTATGCAACCAAAGCGAATAGCTAGTTTTATTGTGACCCAACTGAGAGTTTACTCCGTCTGTCTGCATCTTTAAGATATCCTCTTTACGGTAAACCTTATTAGCCATTTCCATTGCTCTGCAAAATGGTCTGCCTTTCTTGCCCCTACTAGAACCGTGTTTTCTGGAGCCCTGAACATATCTATATCTTACCTTTACAAACTTATTGTCTTGTACTGAATCCTTATTTCTGGTATCACTAGGAGCTGTAGCCGATAAAGCTACTGACATAGTGTCATTTAACATAGTTTCAAAGTCTTCAGACTCTGTCTCATTGTCATCTATAGAAGCGTCAACTAGGTCCCAACTATCAAGTTCTTCAGACTCACCAACTCCATTTAGGTATATTAGTATGTCATCATATCCTTGAACACTACACATTCTTTCTATTGTTTATATGTAAATCCATAGCGTATCGTACAGCCTCTTTGAGAGGATTCTGAGAGCTTAAATTAGTTTCTTTGTCATTATCCTCATCATTACCTTCTTTAGCGTCTTTAACAGCCTCTTTGCTATCTTCTCCTTCAGGGTCTTTTACTTCTTGCTCTTCTTCAGTAAACTCTATAGGTTGACTAGTTACAAAAACTAACTCAGGGACCTCACCATTAAGCTCTAAAATATCTGTAAGTGCGTCTAGTATTTCGTCTTGAAAAACTCTTATAACTGTTGAGTTAAATAATTGAGATGCTACCATTATTTCATCTGAATTAGAAGCTAAACCATTACCGCCGTCTTTTATACCTAATAACATAGGGCTAGTAACTCTGTGCCCTACTAAAATCTTGTGCATAGCTTCATTAGCTAAATACTCGTAATGACTAGGAGCGTCGTTTAAAGATATGTCTTCAACGTTAGCTTGATTATCTGAAGATTCGTTAAATGCAACTATTACCTTTTGACCTCTAGAGCCAGTTAATTTATTTTTAACGTCTCTAGTTATTTGGTTACGCTCTTCAGCACTAGGCACTCCATTATTAAAGTTAATTACTTTAGTACCTGAAAATGAATTCTTAGCTTCATTCAACAAGTAATCAGCTATTTCGTTCTCAAGCTCACAATAAGGTAAAGCTCCAGAATAGCCTACTGGGCTAAAATAAGAATAACCGCTTACATAAGGCTTTAAAATCACTAACTCGACAGCCTCTGTTGAATTGCCAAAAGTAGGAATTTTAGTTAGTTTGTCGCTAGGTCTTTTATTTATCCAATCAGGATGGTAGTAATAACATTCTATAACACCTTCAGAATTCATTTTTTCAGGTCTTAATGTATGTATAGGGAAATGCTTTATTTTAACCACCTTACGATTATTACCTGCCTTATCATATATAACTTGCATAGAAGCTTGACCTAACATTTTACGCTCTAGTATAACCTTCTTTAAGCATCGCGGACCTATAACGCTCTTAAGTTCCTTGACCTCATTAGAATCGAGCTCAGAGCCTTCTATTGACAGCCCTTTACCGAATATTAAGTCAGAAATTGAACGTATAGCGGCATTATTTGTAGCTGACTGTAAATATTGTTGTATAAGAAACGAATAATAATTATTGTCTTCACCATAAGCGACGTAGTCTTTTTGTTTGTCTTCGACCGCCTTAGGCATATCGTAAGCTGATAAATTGATTAAGTTTAAATTCATTAGTCTATTATTGTATAGTTATTATTTGTAACTCTTTCAGTGTATTTATTTTCGTTCACCGAGTAAGAACCTAAGTTTTTAGAAGTAGTTTGAAATTTACCTCTATATAAAACCTTACCATCTTTGATAGATTCAATCAAGTATTGAGTCTCATCCTCCAAGTCGCTGAAGGCTGCATCACTAACATTCATTGTTAACGTATGATAGTACCCATTTTTAGTTAAAAAGGCATTTCCGTTGTCGTAAGGGTTAAATGTCGCGACAGATGAACTACTACCGTCTTTATATATTGAAAACGTAATAGAAGGATATACTGTTATAGTTACATCTTTCATATTCAAATTTATATACAAAGATTGAAAACCCGCTTCATTTATATCTATATAGTTCATAAGTCTTTATTTAAAAACAGTTTTACCTCTATATTGAGATATTAATTAAACCAAAAAGAGCCACCAATTAAGGCAGCTCTTGCGGTTAGTAGTTAATTAAGTTAATTAAGCTCCTAAAGTAATTGCGAAATCAGTAGCTAAAGTCCCAGTGTAAGACTTAGCGAAACCTTTTTCCATTGCAGCGAAAGAAAGCTCATAACCAGATTTGTCTCCTAAAGAAGCTCCAGTTGATGTGGTTGCGTTCATTTCTGCTCCAAATTCTTCACCCATTACCCAGATGTCTCCGTTGTTATCTTCGATTAAGACGTGAGGCCTTCCGTAAGCTAATAACTTAACTTCTTTGTGAGTAGTTGCATCTTGTTTTTTCAAAGATACTGTAAGAGTTTGCTCAGCGAATGTAGAACCATTCTCTCTAGAACTGGTAAGAGATTGTTCGAAAGCTGAAGACCCTCTAAGGTCGTATTTAAATGCTGGAATAGATGAACCAGAAACTCCAGTGATTTCCTCGTCTGTTGAAGTAAAACCTCCAGTTGTGCCGAAATTTACGAAATAAATCGCATTCAAGCCGCCAGCTGAATCTTTACATCCTTCGAGACGTCCAAGTGATATATTGCAAGCCATAATTATGTGTTTATAATGATTATTATTATTATTATTGTTAAATATAAGGAGGCTTTTACACCTCCCTATTATTTATTTATTAAGCTACTGTTCTTAGTACAAGCTCGCTACCGATAGAGTAGTTTACTGCTGCAGAATAACGCATAACTAGACGTACATTTTGACTTCCGTCGATGTCAGCGAGGTCGATTAATTTAACTAAATTCTGGTCATTTTGTAAACCACAACCGAATGCTAAATTTTCTTTTTCACCTGCTACAATTACCCCAGCAGATAATCCGTTAGCTACAAACAATTTAACTCCTTCGAAGTCCATTTCAGTTTGACCAACGTGATATAAATCTTTATATCCTAAAGCAGCTTGTGCTCTTACATAAGAACGAGAATCAGCTTGAGAGATATAGATAGCTAGACCTTCATTTCCGTAGATAGTTTCTGGAATAGAATCTATAACAGCCCCTAAAGTAGCTATAATGTTTGTTGCGTCAGTTGCAACACCTGAAATCTTAACTACATCAGAATCAGCAGTCATCAAGTCAACAAGACCATCAAATTCACCAGACCCACTAGAGTCAGTTCCATTCCAGATATTGTTTTCAATTTTCATTGCTACTTTTCCGGCAACGTGTCCGATTAGGTAGTTAGCGAAAGACTTAGGAAGCTCATCGAAAGAAGAAAATCCTTGCTCAATGCTCAACCAATCCGATTCGAAATCTTTTTTACAAAGTTCCATATTTACTTGGAAATCTTTTGGTTGTAAGTAACGCTCAGTCAAAGTAACTGTAGACGTTGCTGTGAAGTCACAAGAAGCATCAGCGATGATATCACCAACAGCTAATTTTTGCATAACTTGCTTGTACTTTACATTTGGCTTAACAGTGATTCCACCTTTATCGATAGTTGGAGCACTTAATAAACTTGCAGAAATAAAACCTGCTGCTTTTTCACCAGCATAGCTAGTAGTAATTGATGTTGTAGTTGACATAGTTTAAATTTTAGATTAATTATTATTATTATTATTATTGATTGTTAATGTACTTAAATACTCTTTCTTGAATTGAGCTTCCTTTCTTACCTACTCCAGATGCAGCTTTCTTAGAGACAACTGTCTCAGGCGAATGAGTCAATCCTTTAGGCTCTGGCGTTACTACTTCTGGAGCGTCTACAGCTTCAGGCTGTGCCATTGCATTTTTTAATATTTCCTTTAGGTCAGCTAATTGCTTTTCTAATTCATCTACTCTAGAATTCTTAGTCTCTGGAGTTGGGTCAATAGACTCAGCTACTTCTTGAATAGCTTCTCCAGCGTCTTCAATAGCTTCACCTACATTTTCTACTACATCAGCTACAGTCTCTAAAACCGCGTCCTTTGCGTCTTCAGCTACTTCCTTAACGTCTTCAATAACTTCTGTTATAGATTCAGCTACGTCTTCAGCAACTTCTTTTACATCGCTAACAACTTCGTTAACGACTTCTTTAGCATCACTTGAAACTATATTAAGAGCTTCAGCTATTGCCTTTAATGTGTCTTTTGCATTCATAAATAAGGTATTTTTATAGGTTTGTACTTTATTTAAAAACAGTATTACTACGCTTTTGTTTTACAAGTGTTTAGGAGTATAGCTTCGCTGAAAAATAAGACATCTTAGCTGCAGTGGTCACTCCGATAGTGGCTTCTACACCTACTCGCTTAGTCCTTAGCTTAAATATATCACCTATAACCGCGTCAGCTTTAAAGCCCATTATATACGCTCCCCCTACCCTCTGAGTATTGTTTCTACTAGCATATTGAGCGTCTGAAGTTAGCGATACTCCGTTCTTTTGAAGTTCGATATAGAGTTCGTGTCTATTATTAGCGGAGTTATAACTAGCTAGTTTAGCGTCAATTTCTATGATACCAGCTTTATTTACCGTCAAATGTCCTAGACTATTGTCGAACGTAAAGTCTGAGTTAGTAATAGTTGGCGTGTCCCAGAAAATCGCTGCATTTTGATATCCACTAGATACCACCTGACCAGTAACTCCGTCGTCTTGCACCTGAAAAAACGAAGTATTAGTTCCTGATGTCTTTACATATCCAAAGGCTTCAATGTCAGCATCACTTAATTGGGTGTTGTCATTATTGTCTGTAGTTGAAAATCCAAATGCTTCAATCTCACTTTGAGTAAGTTGAGTATTTGTATCAGTAGTACTAAAGCCAAATGCTTCAATCTCTGACTGTGTCAATTGAGTATTGTTATCCGTTTTAACGTACCCTAGAGCCGTTATATCGGCATCACTTAATTGAGTGTCGTTATCAGTCTTAACGTAGCCTAGAGCTGCTATATCAGCGTCAGTTAATTGCGTATTGTTGTCAGTCTTAACGTATCCAAATGCAGCTATGTCTGAATCACTTAATTGGGTGTTGTCATTATTGTCTACAGTCGAGAAACCAAACGCTTCGATATCTGCTTGAGATAGTTGTGTATTAGTAAAGGTCTTTATGTAACCTAAGGAAGCTATATCAGCGTCAGATAGTACCGTATCAGTTGGTATTGTTGGTAAGTTAGATAAGTCATTATAATCACCGCTAAAACCAGAGCCACCGCCGCCACTACCTAAAGCTTCTAGTGTTTCGGCGACATTAGACTTAGATGATATCCACTGAGCACCGTCCCACACATACCACCCTTTTGGATAATAAGTACCTCCTATAGTGTACGGGAGCCATTGAGTCCCTTCAGCATTCTCGACATAAGCCAATCCACCCTCTTTTATTCCGCTTCTTAAAGACGAAAAATCGCTTGATATTTGCTCAATAAATCTACTAGATGATTGAAGGAACGATATAAAGGTCTGAGTAGCGTTGCCATTAGATACACTAGCTGTAGACTGCTGTAAATCGAATGAATTAACCCCTAGACTTTCGTTTGTTTCTGTTCTATAGTTTATAGCCATTATTGATTAAAATTAGAGTCGTTTTCAGTGATTAAAGTGTCGTTTCTTTCGCTTCTATTTACATTAGATACTCTGTTGTTTGCGTATAAAGACCCAAACCCTTGAGCCTTAGCATTTGGTCCACCGAATTTATTACCTACTTTTGGATATTTTGCTTTTATGTACATAAGTTTTATATTAAACCCCCCTAATTAAAGGAGGGTAATTGTTATTAAGGTGTATCAGTTACTAAGTCAGTATTGGTGAAATTATATCCAGTTAAATCTGCTGAACCAATTAAGTCCGATACAGTTGTTACGCTAGACTCAATTTCATAGTAGTGAGACGGTGCTGCAGCTAATAAACTCAAGTCCTGAGTTGAACCACTGTTATATATAGTAGTGGCGTTTGAGCTTTGGTCACTATTCCATATAGCCATTTGATTTATACTACCATCAAAATACTCATTATGTACGTTATTATTTCTACCAAACCTAAAGATATTGTCAGAAGTATTTTCCCCTGATATACTACCTGTGTAGCCACTATTAGCGTTAAGCCCAATAGTTGAGGCTGAAACTCCATTCACATATACATTAAACCTACTATAGTAGTCAGATAAATCAGCAGCATCATTACCTGTTGTGCCTCCGTCATAAGTTACCATTACGTGACTCCAAGTATTAGCAGTAAAAGCGTTACCAAATACTCCAACGTTAGCACTTGAATAAGTACCATACGTTATAGTTATGTTATTGGCGTTTATCTTCTTTATAACAACAGCTCCTTCAGTAGCTGCTGAGCCCGAGCCGTATACAAACAAAGTTTGAGCCGCTGTATTATTGTTAGGCTTTACCCACATAGATACACTCCAAGCGTTCCCGTCTCCATTAGTAGCCCTGTCCATTGAGTCCATTATAGTAGGGTTACCTGATAAATAAGACGTTGAACCGTCAAAACTAAGTGACTTGCTATTTGTATAACTAGCGTCTTCTGTTATCGATATTGTTACTGTAAACTCAATCGTACCTCCGATAGCATTACCTGCCTTACAATTAACTACTATAGTGTCTGCTGCAGTCCCTGCAAATGCAGGAGCCGTACCAGATAATACACCTGAATTTTGGTTCAGTGACATCCAATTAGGAGCGTCTACCGCAACAAATTGATTAACTATATTGTCACTAGATATTATTTGAAAGTTTAAAACATCAGCCTCTTCTACAGAAGCTGTCTGGTCTGCTACAGTCGGTACGTAATTAGTATCAGGCTGTGAGCCTCCGTTTAATGCTTGCTTAGATATCACTGGTATAGAATAATAAGCTCTATTACCCTTAACTCCGAAATACAAGCTAACTGAGCTCCCTACAGTTGGGTTCATCTTAGCTGTAGCTATTTTGATACCTGCATCTTCGTCATATATAGTTAATTTACCATCTGTGTTGAATCTTAAACTATGCATTCCTTGTACCGTACCAGAACCACCACCCTCACGATATTGTTCTAAACTAGCTGCAAAGAAGTATCCATTAGCGTTGGTGTTCATATCCCAATCATTTGCCCCACCCTGAGTAAATACTAAGGCTTCGTTAGTTTGATATACAAACGTATTATCTAATTGAGCTTCAGCAGTTACAATACCAGTTGACGCTCCTGTGTAGTTAGTACCAAAGAAATCACCCTGACCAACCTCATCTAGCATAAACATTAACTTCTCTCCTATCTCAATAGATAAGCTACTTTTAATAATAGTATGGTCTAGTATTCCGTTAAGGACACCGTCTTCTATGTCATTATAATCGTGAACAATGTCCCATATATTAGTGGAATCTGAAGCTACAAATTGAGGGAATACGAATTGAGAATCACACCCTAGCTGTAGCTGAAATGAATCAGGAACTATAGCATTGTTTGTTTTAGCTATCTCAACCTCAGAAGTTCCGCTTAAGTCCATAAGAACGATATGTCCGTTACTTAAGAATCTAAGTGACAAAGGAGCTCCAAGTGTAGGCACGTATCTATTTGTAGCGGTAGTGTTTGTTAGTGTTGTATTACTACCATTTCTAAACCCACTTGTGTCTCTCCAGAAACCAGTAGCCCAATTAGCTTGTTGTCTAGAGTTAAAAGTACCTGAGTGGTTATATGTAGCACCGTCCCATATACCCAATACAAAGGCTTTGTTATTATTGAAATTCCATCTAAATTCAGTACCCTTAGATAAGGAAGTACCAAAGTAAAAAGGTGCCCTTGATGCAATACCTAAGCTTAAATCACTTACAGTATTATTTACGCTTTCGTTAGCTCTGTCACCATAAGAATAGTACCAATCAGCATTTCCGAACGTAGATGAACCGTTAATCATATTAGTCGCGTCTATAGTTATCTCAGAAGCGTCACTCATAACAAGGACCAAATTTGTACCTACTACGGAACCGCTAACAACCTCATTACTTGAGCCAGTACCACTTAAAGTACTTGCGTCAATAGTAATAATAGAAGCGTCAGAAAGGCTAAGAACGATGTCTGTCCCAGTAACTACCCCTGAGCTTATAGTTGTGTTGTTGTCAATAGCTAAAGAACCAACGCCTACTGTTATAACCGTTTCGTCACTCATAGTAAGCTCTAAGTCGTTTCCATTTAATAAACCACTTTCTACAAATAAATTCTCATCTACCGCTAGGGCTGATACGTCTATAGTTACGGTGCTAGAGTCACTAGCGTTAAGCGTTAGCAAATTGTTAGCTAATGTACCGAATGTAATAGTCGTATTTTCGTCTACAGCTAAGCTAGATGCGTCGATAACTACAGTAGTGGCGTCATCCATTGTAAGAGTTAAATCAGTACCACTCAGAGCCCCTGAGGCTACGAAGTTGTTTTCATCTACTCCTAAGCTAGTTACGTCTACAGTGTAAGATACACCATCATTCAATCCTAACGTCAAATCATTGCCAGATAAAGTAAAGCTATTTACAAATGTATCATCCGAGGCAAATCCTGCTGTATTAGTGAATATTTCGTTTAATTGTATTACTGCCTGATTCAATACAGAGTTCACAAGACTTCCGTTAATAGAAACAGCACTTACTGGTAAGCTTTCTACTAGTATTTTAGCTCCTCCTTTAATTTTTATTTGAATCTCAGTTCCATTAGCTACAGCTTGAACCGTATTAACAGCGTGTGGTATCAGTAAATTGTCAGTACCTAAAGATAAGTCTCTGAACAATACAGTTGAGCCAGTGGAATCTAGTCCGAAATCCATAGCTTTATATTTTAAGTAAGGTGAGATTAGCTCTAAGTCCTTATCCTCAAATAGTCTATTATGTACTACTGTTTGATATCTGTAATTTCCATCAGCTTGTATAGCGTCGCCCTCTCTAACTTGAAAAACTCCGTAGTCAATATCATTAACTCTATCTACCTTACGAATTTCAGCAAATATTGTGGTACCCGCGTGAATTTCTACGGGGTGGTCAAAAAACCACTCAATAACATCACCAGAATATATAGTTTTGTCAGCCCTAGTAATTGCTGAGTCCCTATCTAGTATTTGCTTATAAACTTTCTTACCGTTAACTTGAAGCGTGTACACTAAAGCTATATCAGTATTCACTTGCTCACCTGCAGTCGTAGTGATTCCTAATCCTGCTATATTTATCCCGAAATAGTTGCCTCCAGAATATCCTGTCGTATTCAAAGTAGCATCCCCACCTAAAGGCAAAGAAAACATATCGCTATAAACTCGACCACTTGGCGGAATGAATCCGTCGGAACCCTGGTTGACTGTTAAGCTCTGGTCTTTTAGCCCACCCCACATAGGGTAAAAGTTTGTATTGTTACCTAAGTTGGTAAAGAATATATTCTCAGCTCCTGAACTCATTTTGTGCTGCTCACCTAAAAATAGAGAGTTAAGAGTAGTTTCTATAGCTCTGTCACCTATCAATTGGTCCTGCTCTTCATCGTATTTAAAATGGCTTAGAGTCTCAATCTCTTCATCGGTTATAGTCCTCCCTGACACGAAATCAGTTGAACTATTGTCTATACTTTTACTATTATCTAATTGTGAGTTAGATGAGTTAGTATTGTCTGGAAATAAATCGCTACCGTCATTCACTCCCGTAATCTCTCTAATTGGCATATCTTTTTTATTTATTAATTAATATTTTCTTTTATAAATGTCCTAATCAGGTCCAAAGCTCCGTCTAGTAATTGGTCACTTAACCCTATATCTTCAGCGGACTCACTTCTAAGTACGTTACTAAACGCACCCTCTATAGAGAAACCGAATACTTTATTGTTTTTAATGTAATTGTCCCAAATGTCCTTATCATCTACCTTCATAGAAACTACCCAAGTACCCTTAGGCACGTCTAACCCGTATTGCTTAGATTTGTCAAATTCTGGGTTATCTACTATCCACGATTCAAAGACCGTCATTCCCTTTAATGGCTGGGAATGCTCTAGAGTAGCGTTAGATTGATTAGACCTCTTAAAAAACATCTCAGCAGCCTTAGCGACAGTCTCTTCACTGAAGTATATATAGAATTCCTCACCATTCATATTTCTATAAATAGGCTTATCAGGTATTAACGCCGCACCCATTAGTATTTGTTTATCAGCATTAACCTCAGCTAGTAAGATTGGTTTTTGGTCACCTAAAGCTACCCAATCACTGCCTATAGCGGGAGACTCAACTAAACTTAGAGCATTAACCCCAGACATTAGCTCATTCTCATCAATAATCATTTCATATAAATTCATAGTAATCTCTTTATTTAAAAACAGTATTTTATGTTTAATTAACCTATTACCCCACCGAAGCGGCGTCATCTGTAGCTCTCTGAGCTGCTTGTGAACTGGTTACGTCTGATTCGACCACATAAGCTCTCATAGGGGCGTCATTCACTGACCCTATTGCACCCGCTATCATATTGTCACCAGCATTAGTTTGACCTATTACGTTGAAGCTAGGAGCTTGAGGTGCTGCACCTGCAGAAACACCACCGCCACCACCAGAGGCACCAGCCTTAGTTGTTAATCCTTTAAGTTTTTTCTTTTGACCCGCGAAATTCTTAACTAAACTAGCGGCTTGTAAAGCATATCCAGCTATAGTTATAACATTCCAAGGAAAACCAATCTTAGAACTTTCAGCCATACCTTGAGCTGTAGCGGTACCTATCTTAGCACCTTCAATACCAGCGTCTTCTAGAGCTGCCTGAGCTTTAACTTTTAATTCATCTTTAATAAGACCCATTTTCATAGCTAACTCTTGTAGTTGCATCGATAATTTTATAGCCATTAATGCCTTAGCTATTCCAGTTTCTTGACCAGCAGCGTTAGCAGCTTCATCTAGAGTAGATTTAACTAAACTTCTTTTAGAATCCCTTAACCTCATTTCTTGCTCTAGTATATTGTCGATATCCACAGCTTTCTTCTCTAATTGAGCTTGAGTCTCAAAATCTATAAGTCCCTGATAATGTTCTCTTATTCTCTTCTTTAACTCTTCTTTCTCTGTCTCTTCAAGGTTTAATTGGTCCAATGCCAATAAGTGAGCTTCTTGTTTTTTAGCTATCTCATCCATTGGGTCGGAAGTCTTGCCGAACATTTCGTCAAATTTCTGTCTATTTTTTTCTTTCTGTTCTGCCTCTAGTCCGTCATATAAGTTATTGATTCTTAATTCAGCTTCTTTTTTTTCTGTTGAGGTTAGATTTAAAGCGGCTAGCTCTGCTATATGTCTTTCGCGTCTTAATTGTATTTTTTCAAGTTGTGTCTTAGCGTCCGTATCACCTTCTAATTTAGCTAACTTATCTAGAAACGCCTTCTTATCAGCTATAGCCTTAGCTGCAGCCTCATCGTCTTTCTTAACTTGACCCTCTATAAAAGCCTCGTTGTTTTGCCTTAGTATCTCTTCGTCTTGCTTATCTTCTCGTATTTGGTCTCTATTTTTATAGTCATTATATAACTTATCTTTTTCTATTCTGCTATTTGTCTCAACTACACCCCAAGCTTGTATTTTCTTTTGAGTCATAGCCATCTCAGCGTCTAAAGCCTTAAGTCTAGCCTTAGCAGCCCCCGATACTGGCTTACCTATAAAAGGCACATCTTCTAAAGAGGTTAATGCCTCTAGTGCAAACTTACCAAATTGTTGTCTCAATAACACTAAGCTTTGACCAAACTGAGCCATTACAGTAGTACCTATTTTTAAATTGATTTGAAATCGGTCGAATAACATACCGACGTAGTCAGATGAGTCGCCTAATTTATCTAATGAGTTTGTTAATGTTTGTATAGCACCTCTAGATACTTTAGAAATAACCCCTTGACCATCATCTAACCCTAAAACAAAGCCCTCCCACGCACTAGAAAGCTTAGTTAAATCACCCTCTAGATTATTAAGCCTTTCGTCAGCCATCTTCTTGGCAGCCCCACCAGCGTCATCAAAAGCTATTGTGAGCTCATCTAATTTATCTATATTTTCTGCTAATGCAATGACAGTTCCCTTTGCCCTATCACCTACTAACTCCTTAGCTATCGCTAATTTCTGTGAGTCACTTGTAGCATTCTTTAATCTCTCAGAGGTCATCACTAAAGAGGTCCTAAAGTCCTTACCAGTCTTCATAGCCAAGTCACTCATAACCCTTCTAAGCTGAGTACCTGCCATTGACCCAGAAATACCAGTGTCAGCCATTACTGCCAATGCAGCGGTAGATTGTTCAATAGATATTTTAAGAGTCTTAGAGATAGGGCTAACTAACTTCATCGATTCAGTGAACTTATTCATATCTAAACTAGAGGCAGAAAAAGAAGCTGCCATAACATCAGCTATTCGGGCTGTTTGGTCTGAAGCTAGTCCAAAACCTCTAAGAGTAGACCCAGCTACAGCGGCCGCTTCAGCTAAATCAGTACCTGCTGCAGCTGCTAAATCAAGCGTAGCCTCCGTAACGTTTAATATCTGGTCAGTTGTGAAACCTAGCTTAGCAAATTCCGTTTGAAGCTCGCCAACTTGAGTAGCGGTAAAGGCGGTAGTTGAACCTAATCTTTTAGCGTCTGTAGTAAGTTTGCCCATTACTTCAGCGGTCCCCTTGTCTCCTAATACAGCGTTTAATGCACTCATCTGAGTAGCAAAGCCTTTAGAAGTCTTAATTATAGTCATAAAACCACCTACTAACGCACCAAGTCCAACAACTAAAGCACCTACACCTGAGCTTATTAGAGCCATAGTCATAGCTTTAATGCCTCCCGTAGCTAAATTAGCACTTGTACCGACGCCTTTAAGAGCTCCAGAAAGACCACCCGCGGCTGCGGTACCCTTATTCATTGATGTACCTACGTTTGAGCTTACATTAATACGAACGTTTCTAGTTTCTTTAGCCATTATCTGTTATTTGCTTTAAATTTTATATATCTCTTTAATTCTGACCAAGTCTCAGGGAACTTGTATCGCCCTCTAGCTCTATCAAGGTTTTTTGATTGTGTAGGAATTATGTCTAGTAGGTGTATTATTAATTTAATCATTAGTCTTTCTTTAAAAACAGAGGTTTATAGGTATTAAAGTCATCAAAACAAAACAAACCTACTATTAAGTTGTTTTTAAAATGTATGGGGACACGTACATAAGGAAACATATCTATAATAAAGCATTTAAAAGCTGCCTGAAATAATCCTTTGCGTGTCCAAACCAAACTATTACAAGGCGGCTTTTTTTATTCCTATTACTCCCTACTAGGTTAGAATGCATTAAACACGTTAGAGTGCTGATAAGTGGGTAAATCAGAGGTCTTTCCTCGCTATTGTCATATGAATAGCCGTTTGAATGAGTTTAGCCGAATATCTAATAATAAGAAC